GCCACTGCCATTGGTCGTCAGGACTTGACCGTTCGTGCCGGGGCCTGTCGGAAGAGTGAGCGTCCAGTTGGACGATGCGGCGCCGAGAATAGTGGTGCGGGTTCCGCTCACACCGAGCTGCAAGCTACCAGATCCCGTGGTGTCGATGCTGCCGCCGCCGTTGGAGGTCGTGATGCTGCCGCCTGCCCGTCCAGCCACCCCAAACGCAGCGTTGCCGCCGGAGGTGTCGATGGTTCCGCCGCTTCCCCCTTGGCGATCACCGCCGTCGCTGCCTGTGGAAAAACCATTGCCGCCAAAGGTGCGGATGTCGCCCCCAGGACCGCCATCGCCATCGCCATTCTGTGCGGTCGCGGCTTCGTTGCCGCCGTAGGTTAACAAGTCGCCCGCTTTGGCCGGGATGTCGCTCCAAATGCTGCCAGAATACATCGCGATCTGGGCGCGGGTGCCAGTGGAGTTGGTTGGCATGAACAAGGATTGCGAGCCCCAAAGAATGTCAACCCCTCCGAAAGCGCCTGCGTTGTTGAATTGCAGCTCAGTGTCATTTCCCCCAGGCGTGGCACCGCCGCCGCTCACAGTCCCCGGTTGCCAGCGGTTGTTGGTGGTGTTCCAAACCAATGCCTGCCCGTTGGTGGCGGATCGCTGCTGCAAGTTGTAGGGGTCAAGGCTGGTGAGGTTGGTGCCTGACGCGGCGGGGAGTGTGGCGGGGAATCGGGCGTCTGGCAGGGTGCCGCTGGTCAGATCCGTAGCGCTGCGAGTGGCGAGGTCGGCCAGGCTGGAGCCGGTCTTGGAAACGGAGGCCCAGGGCAAGGTGCCCGTGACTTCTGACGCCAGGTCGATGCTGCTGCCCAAGCGGGTGACATCGCTGGGCAGGGTGAGGGTAAAGGCGGAGAGGTTGAGCGTGCCGGTGCCGCCTGTTAGATTAGCCCGCGCCTGATCTGCGGCCAGTGTGGTCGTGATTGCGGTGGTGCCGCTGCCCGTCACAGCGCCGGAAAGTGTGATGGTCTGATTGGCGGTCAGAAAACTTGGTGCCCCGCTGATTTTGCTCCAGGCAAGCCCAGTGATCCAAGCGGGATTGGAGTAGGTGCCAGTGAGTGAAACGTAGGTGCTCGCCGCCGCCGCAACCGTGAGGTAGTTCGTCGCCGTCTCGCTCGCCATGGTGCCGAGTGTGGGCTTATTCAAGATCTGCGCGTCGCCCGAGGTGGCCAGCCAGTCTGGATTGACGTTGACTTCGGCCCCGGTAGCGATGCCGTTGAGCTTGGTTTCAAGCGCCGTGGTGAATGATGCTGTGGTGTTAGTCAGCACCGTAGCGAGGGGCTGTCTTGCGTTGAGGGCTGTTTGCAGATCGGTTTGTGCGGAGAGAGTGCCGGTGATCGTGCCCCAGGTGCCACCGCCCCCGGCCTTGACGACCAGCGCCCCACTCCCATCGAACCCAATCACCATGTTGGCCGAGGGGGTGAGGTTCACGGCTTGCCGCCGTCCAGAAGGCGCAATGATGTCAATCACCACGTCACCGGTCGCGGCGCACGCTGGCAGGGAAAGCAGGACGATGAAGAGGCTAAGCAGGTATTTCATTGAGGTCGATTTGGGCTAAGTCGTTTGGATCTCCAATTTTCTTGAGGAGGATGGCGGTTTCGGTGTCGTTGAGGCGGAAAGTGAACTCACTGTTGCCGGTGGTGATGGACTCCAGCCACTCCGGCAGGGTGCCGACAAAACCTTCATCCACGGCCAAGTCATAGGCGCTCTTGCCGGGGCGAGTGATCTGCAACATGGAGTCGTTACCCCTGCTCACCTCCGCGCCGCCTCCCTCCTGGATGCTCACCACCTGTGTCCCCGACGCGACCACGGCCCACCAAGCATCTTCCGCTGGCTTGCCGCTGGCAAAAAGAGTGCTGGCATTGCTTTCGGTGGGCTCCAGTGCGTTGCCCGTGGTAATCGTGACATCATTCCCCCGGCGCACAAACACACGCTGGCCACCGGCAGGCACCTCGAACGTCAGCCACGACCGCAACCGTGCCACCTTTGCCGTGCAAAGCTGCGTGGGAGTGGTGGTAACGGTAATCGTGGACATGAGTTAGTATTGTCGGCCAGGGTCGTAGCCCTCGATTTTGACGGTGAAACTGAGGGTGATGTCGGCGTGCTGCTGTTGCCGGGTGACCTGCTCCACCCCCTGATCGATCTGCCGTTGGACCGCAGCTTGACGGCGACTTTCGGAGGTCGTAACCCGAGCGCCCTCGGTGGACGTGCGGTTGCTCACGTCCTGGCTGATCTGCGTCGATGAGCCTGTCTCCCGTGCAAGGTTGCGATCTTGCCCGCGTTGCTCTTGGCTCTGTTGGGTGGTTCCGGCCATGGGTTAGTCTTTGTGTCGGGTTTCGGAGAGGGTTTGACGCCCGTATTGCTGAGTGGTGTCTTGGTCGCTCTGCTGGGTGCTGTTGGCCTGCTTGGTGGCCTGATCGACGACGCGACTGACCTGCGCTCCCACCTGCTGAGTGGACACTTCGACGGTTTCGGGGGTCTCAGTGGTGCTGATGCGTGTCGGGGTCGCCGTGATCTGCGAGAGCTCGAGCGCACCGACGCCGTTGGGGGCGATCAACTGCACCTGGAACTGCACCTCATCGATGGAGATGCTGATCTGATCCCTCGTTAGCAGGTCGCCACGGCTATTCGCTAGCTGGCGAATTGTGGCCGCTACGACGTTGGCTAAATCATTGAGCTCCAGTGCCATTAGTAACCGTAGGGGGTGCCGAGAAATTCGGGTTGAGTGGAGAGCGGGCGCTGAATGTTCCGCATCTGGATGCGAGCGGCAGCGGCGGCGTTGGATAAGCCTTGCAGGTTGGTCTTGGGCGAGACGTGACTGGACGAGTCCAAGAACGAGCCCTTGGCCATGGCAATAAAGAGACTGCCCTCAATCGGAGAAAATGAGAGGGACCGCTTTTCAAAGAAGTCCTCGATCTGGAAGGCGTGAGGAAAGTGCCCGACGGGGATGCGCAACGCGTAAGGACCATCCGGCAGAGGCCACACGCGAAGCACGAACTTCCGCGATTCTTCCTCCTGCATAGGTGCAATCGGCTCCAGCCACCATTCTTGCGGTGAACTGGTCATTGCATCTTCCGCCCGAGTCGGACGCTGGGGGTTGTGCCGCAGTATGCGCCGCGCCTCAAGTTGCTCGCTCACGACGGTGATGTCGCCTTCAATAACCCAGGTGTCGGCAGGCAGGTGGATGGCATCACCGTAAAGGGTAAGCCGAGCACTGGGATTCGTGCTGCCGAGATACGGCATAAGCAGTTCGCCCGGTGCCTGGAGTTGGTTTCTGCCGACCGCACCTTCCACCAGGGCGGTGCTGCCAATAGCGTTTTCCTCGCTGGCAAATCCGCCCGCTGGATACGGAAGGCCCGCGACATAGAGGAACGCCTTTGCTCCTGAAACAATGTTGATCTCCTGCACGATCGCGGCCGAAGTCGCCGCGCCGAAGGTGGTGATGCGGCGCTCCTGCGGAAGCATCTGCAGCCACTCCGCCAGAGTGAGGTTGATCGCGTCGCAAAGCTCTTGCCGCCCGTCCATGGGTAGCGCGGAAAGATCCAGGCCAGTGACGGCCTTGCAAACATGGTGCCCGAGTTGCTTGGAGTTCATACCGCGCTCACCTCCATAGGTTTGGGTTTGGGCCGCGCTGTTGGCGTGGGCTCAGGATCGACAATGCCGAGCATGAGGCGGGCGCGCTGATAATCAGCGGCGATGGCGGAGCGGAGTTCCTGTTTCTTAAACAGGGTGTCGCTGGCGGCGATGTGCTTCACAATCGGCAAAAGCAGGCTTTCCACGTACGCATGAGGCATGGGCACCGTTGTGTCAGCCATGATGTCGGACTCAACAAAGCGGGGGGCTTGCTGGGCGTATTCGATCTCCAAAGCGGTCTCAACGGTGGGGGCGGGCGCAATGCGGAGTGTCAAACCTGCGTTGTCACGGCCAGCGGCGTTCGCTCGATCCAGGAAGTAGATGCGGGGGGAGGTTGCCGCAGAGGCGTAAATGTCGTCGTAGCTGTGGAAATCGTTGATCGTATCCACGGGCGAAAGTGGCTGTTTTGAGTTAGCCAGGCGAACAGGCCCAAGGAGCGATTGAATACTCGAGTCAAGCACTTGGCTGGACTGATCGGGCGCGAAGATAAGGGGCATTGTTGCCCGCGCAAAGTAGTCCACGGCCTTGGCCGCCGAGTAAATGACCTGCAAGGCAGCGTTGATGACCTCGATCACTTGTGAGCGCCGGAAATTGATGGTGGCAGCAGAAGACACTTCCATACCCCACAACACATAGACTTGAGTGGCGACGCGGTTCAGCGTCGGTGCCCGATTGCTGCTGCCGAGACGAGCGAGCAAGGTGCATCGTGCCTCCAAAAACACGCCATCTTCGAGCGTGAGTTGTCTGCGCACAGTGACATCTGAGGAGGCGCTGGACATGCTGAAGGAAGCCCGCAGCGGCTTTGAAAGAGCGTAACTGGTGCTCGTCTCCGTGGTGGAGCTTTCGAACAGCACCCGCGCTACCGCAAAGCCAACGCGAGGCTGAACCTCACTGGCTTCCGTATCACTCTGAAACGCTACAAACGCCACCGGAGCCATAGCCGCCGCGCCCGGCGCTCCCGAAAGGGAGGCAGACGAGATGAATAGAGCGGAGGCGTTTTGGTCGGGCATGGTTTAATCAAGGCTGAAATCGAGGCCGCCCGAGCCGCCGGGGAAGATGACAGATTCGCCAGCGAGGATCTGCAATGGCGTGGCGAGTTGGGCCGAGTAAAGCAAACGGCCGGTTTCGAGTTTGCGAAGCACAATGCCGGAGCCAGTGGAGCTTGGCACGATGGCGGTGCCGCCTTCGGTTTCCGCCAAGGCCACGGTGTCGCCGACCACATCGACCACAAACAAGACGCGATTGGTTGTGAACCCGGTAGGAGCGCTGGACGCGGCAAAATGAACGCGGTCCCCGATAGACAATCCGTGAGGCGCGTCACAACGAATGTAAGCGTTGCCTGAAACGGCGGCTGCCGAGTTGATCGCGGTGTTTGATACCAAGAAAGCCCGGAGTGCATTGTTAGCGGTAAAAGCACCTGCTGCCGTTGCGGTGAGAGTGACAGCCGCGCCGCCGCTAGTGGTCGCAATTCGGAACCCCTTGGCGGTGCGATCACGTACAAAGTAGATCAACTGCGGAGTCACGCCCAGCCCTGCCGTGGCGTTGTTCGCTCCATTCAGGAACACGATGCGGTTGGTGTCCTGGAAGAAATGATCGTTGATGCAGGTGCAAATATTGCTGGCAATGCTGTTGACGGTTCGCGGCCCCGCAGCGTCATAAATGCCGATGTGGGAAACCTGGGGCCAATCGATTGCGGGCGAGACATTCGCAGGTAAAGAAGTACTGGTGGTGGACAGCGACTTGGTGCCGCCTACCGCCGCTGGAAAGTTGGCTTGCGAGTTGTTCACCATCAAACGCTCATAACCGTGGGTGTTGTCGGGCTCACCGACGAGCGTGGTATCAATCACCCCCGTGCCAAGTCCGAAAAACAGCCGAGTAGCGGGCGTGATGGCCAGGCCGCGAGCCAGCCAGTTCCACAACTCCAGCCGATGCAGCACCGAGATAGATCCGCGCATCCGCAGTGTGAGCCGTTCGGCAGGAATCGAGAACTCGTTAAAGCGGGAGACCGTTTCAGGCTGAGGCAAAGCGATAGCTCCCAGTAACGTCCCGCCCGTGGCTTGCGCGTAAAGGCCAACGTGCGTCACGGTGCCCCAGTCGCCCGACGCCAGCGGCCAGCTAAGGATGGCGGCGTTAGTAAGATCGCCGGTCACGGGATCAGGTGTCCAGGAGTCAGACGCTACAGGCACGCCGACGCGAGTATATGCGGTGCCCGTCCGCGAAACCTCGACGGCATTAAGTCCCGCGTCATTTTCGGGACCGTTGGTGAGCAAACCCAGGAACAATGTAGATGGCTTGCCCGACCAGCCAAAGCGGCCCAAGCTGGCATCCAGCAAACGGTTTTCAAGAGTGTCAGTAAGCATGGCTAAATGAGGGTGATGGGGGTGACTCCCAAGTAATTCGGGAGGATGGTGTTGAAAAAGTAGGGCTGGAACGCGGACTCCGTAGCGGTGCCGTTGACCACGAAACGCAAAGAACCGTCCACGCTGCTCGTCGTAGCGATCACGACGCCAAAGGAAGCACGGTAGCGCACGCCATCGCCCTCCGTTGCGAGCGGCTGGCCTTTGGGCACGATCACAAATTCATCCACTACGTCATACAGATCGACGCTTCCGAAAGCCCACTCGGCTCTGAGGGAAATGCGGCCGTCGTTGTATTCGTCGCCGTCCGGATTGGATGCTACGCCAAACTCGACGTTGCACCAGACGGAGATGAAGCAGTCCGGAGAGGGTAGCATGATCGTCCTGCCGACGAGCACGGCAGAGCCTACCATGATTGAGCCTACCCACACTTTTAAGAGCCCTTCGACCGAGCGGCGAACGCCGGAAGCGAACGAGGTTTGAATCGGCACTTCCTCACCCAAAATCGACGGCGTGGCTGCACCCGAAAACGCACGCCCATTCGCCCGCCCATGGCGTTCGAGGTCTTGCTTGTGCTGGACGTGGAGAGGATTCATGGCCACCAAAGAAAACCCTGCGAGGGTGAGATGTAAGCGGAAGGCAGGAGCATCACCTGCTGTTGCCAAAAGGCGTCGCCGCCTTGGGTGTGGAGGGCAATCCACGGGAGAAAGGGGTCGCCGATAGGGGTGTAATTGGCGACTACTGGATCACCAGAAAAGGATACCGCCATGCCGCATACGGGTCCGGTTGCCACGGCGTCGTTAGGAAACAGATTGCGCTCTGCGAACGCGAGGTTGATCTGCCAATCAGTAGGTGAGCCTTTGCGATATTTGCAATCAAACCCCAAAATGGTGGTCCGATCCTGCGCGGCAAAAATGGAGCGCGATTCGACGATCACTGTTTCCGTGACAGTAATGGGTTGATCGTCGTCGTAGCCAGTGACTCTTTGATAGCTAAACACTCCGCCTTCCAACCAGAACTTGTTCCCGGTCAAATGACACAGCGAAAACGGCTTGCCAGAGGGTCCCGCGAAGTTGCCTTGCGTGCGAACCAGTGAATCGCCGAGCGGAACAGTAACCTGCGGCTGGCCAAGCTGTCGATCTGCGACCTTGGCCATGTCACTCGGTTTGGCGGGGCTCGCTGCCCACCGGTGAGTCACGCCGGGAGCGGGATCTGCATCGATCACGTCAACGTCACTGCCGCCTGCCACCAGATACACGCCCGTGCCATCGCCATCAACGACCGCCGTCGGCAACGTCGCCTCTTGAGCCGCACGCATTTCGGCGGCCCAGGCGGCTGATTTGTCGGCGAGGGGTGTCATTGAGTGAATTACGCGGTGACTTCTTTTGGGTGCCCGATTGGGCTGGCTGCGCGGGCTTTCGCCATGTCACGCAATCCGACGACCTGGACCGAGATGAACGGGCCGTGGTCTTCCATGAGTCGCTTCCAGCGGTTGGAGGCGGTAATTTCATTGAAGGCCACGGGCCGAAATTCCTCCCCGTCTAAAATGTAGCTGCCATGTTCCGCGCTGAACTTGAAGTCTCCAACCTTTTGAGGGTGGGCTTTTGGACTGAGTCCGAGGCGGATAATGATGAGCTTCATAACTAGACGGGGAGGATTCGGGAGAGCGGTTACAATGGGCGTGGCAGCGGAGTCCCCGCATAGAACCCTTCGTGCCACAAGGTCAGCACGCCGGGGGCGCGATCTTTGCGGTTCAGGCGGAGGGATTGGCCCATGACGGTGTTGAAGTACACTTCGCGCACGAACTTGCCTTCTTTGTTGTCGAAGGTCCGTTCGTTGCGGTATTTACCCCAGCCACGGCGGGAGGAGGCAGCGCCCAGCATGAACGAGCAGAACTTAGCCACGCCAGTAGGCCAGACGAGCACGACCAAGGCGTCAACCGGGTGGTTGTTGGTGTGAAGCGAGGCATTCCAAGCGGGAGAACCAGTCCCAAGAGCACCAGCGGCAGACACTACGGCAGCGCCGGAAGTGCCGCCCGTGGCAGCAGCCGCAGTCGCGCCAAGAGCGGCTTCAACCGCCAGCTTCACGCCGTCGTTGGCGGTCAGCGGCACAGGCTGATCGTTGCTGATCTTGTAGAGACCGTATTTGCCGGGGTCGGTAGCTGCGTTGGGTGGGTTGATGACCGCGACGTAGAAGGTTTCGTTCTTCGGAGCCAGGGTAACACCAGCCTGGACGCGGTAAGCGAACTCAGGGAAGTATTTGGCGGGCTTCACCAAGATGTTGTCGGCATCGAAATCGCTACCGCCCAAGGTGATGTAGTTAGCCGTCCCAGCAGCAACGGAAGTGCGAGCCGCACCCAAGCGACCCATAGGGTTCATGGGGCTGCCGATTGCGCCGTAACCGTCGTGCTCGATGGCTTCGTATTCCTTGATGATGTGGCCACGAACGGGAGTGTAGCCGCCGGAGAAGATGTACTTCGTATTCGGGGCGTAATTGGTGGCACGGATGGCGGCCTTGAAGTCGTCGTCCAGCTCCAGGGAGCTAAGGGCGTCGGTGCAAGCAACCACGGCATAACCGCGCACCATTTTGCCCGCAGGATCGCGGCCAATCATGGGAGCGGTGGCACCCCAGCGCTTCATGATTTGCCCGTATTCGACAATCTCATTCCAGCCGAGCTCGTCGCTCAGGGTATGGACGTTCTCAGACGGAGTTTGGTCACGCCACAGCATGAACATCTTCTCGCTCATCATGCGACCGCCCCACTCACCGAGAGCGGCAGGCAGGCCAGATACGATTTCACCGCGCATACCCATCAACTCCTCAGAGCGTTCAGTGTATTCGACACCATGGCGGAACCAGTCAACCGAGAGCTCATTGGAGCCGATCAACAGTTCCTCGTAGTGTGCGGAGGTGTGGAAGCGATCGTCGCCAAGGTGAGCTTCACCGTAGAGACCGCTGCGGTTGGTGAAAACGATCTTTTGCCCAGCGCCCTTGCTGGTATCGGTTTCGGATTGGATGATGGACAATGGTGATTTGCCCATCATTTCGGCACAAAAGTCCGAGGTTTGGGCGAAAACTTCGACGCCCTTTTTCCAAAGGGTACGGACGGCTGCCGGTGCAAGCGCCTTGAGGCGATCACCAGTGATAGGGGTCGCCGTGTAAGACGGCGAGGCGTAAGCGGGATTTGGAGGAGGCATAGGATGCTATGATATTAAGGTTTGATCTGGCATCCCACGGCTGAGAGGGGTCAGGCAACGCCGACAAATTTCTCCCACGCTTCCGGGGAGTTGATTGCATCGATGGCCTGATCTACTCGCGGCACCGTGGGGGTGGTTGTGCGCTGTGAAGCGCCTGCGATGGGTCTGGTCATCGGGGCTGGGCTCCGAGTTCCGTTGGTGGTGACAGTCTTGGCGGGGGCCGCGCCTGCACGCTTGGGCGCGATGTTCAGCTCATTGGCTGCCATCTGCGCGATCTTGAGCGCCTTGTCGGGCGCGTTCACAAGAGGGTTCCCAGTCGCTTCGAGGTCGGCATGGATTTGCGCCATGCGAGTATAGAGGGCAGAACCCTCCTGGGCGGCTTCGGGGTAAAGGTTAACGGCCTGCTCTGCGAAGTGCTCGAAAGTTTGAGCCACTTGCGCCTGCTGTTGCACTTGATACTGCTCAGCGGCGGGGAGCAGGTTTTCCTCGATCTCGTCCATGCGAGCTTCGATGGCGTCAATCTCGGCGTCATCCGCGTAAGTGCGGAGTAATTTCCGGTGCTCTTGTTTGAGGCTTTTCAGCTCTGACTTAAGGTCGGTGACAGCAGGGGGAGGAGTGACTTCTTCGTGCTCTGCGGCTGGAGGAGCATCGGGGTTGACGACTTTTTCCGCCAGGGCGACCGCATCTTTAAGCGAGAGCTTCGGATTGACGGCGCGGAGAGCCGCAACGGCTTTATCCAGCGGGTCTTGATCGGGCTCGACAACTCCCTGGGTTGTTGGCTGCTGATCCTCATCCTCTTCGGTCAAATCATCGACCTGCATCCCGCGCTCGATGTCCTCGTCGGTAGGCAGTCCATCTGCGTCAGGATCGCGGGAGAAGATGCCGCCCTCTTCCTTGTCCAGTTGTGCCTCGCGGTTGTCTCGCTCGATCTGTGCTTCGATCTGCGGATCGACAAAATCTTCGGGCGGAGTGTTGGCGATTTGCTCAACTTCAGCGAGGTAGTCTGTCACAGCGTCAGGCTGCGCATCCGGGTCTGGTGTAGGGGCGACGTGCTTCATCACCGCCAATTTGGGGGTCAAAGAGGCTTTTGCGCTAGGCTGAATAGGATGGCATGATACAACATGATACAAAAAACGGTTGCCAAACCGGCGGAAAGCCGGGATTCTGGCACATGGACCTATCCAGATTCGCCCTTGGCGAGTGGTACACACACGAATTGCATGGCCGCGTGAAGTTGATTCGCGCCCATCCCGAGGTCGGTTGCTTCTACGCCCAACCAAAGGGAAAGCCTGCCCGGATGATCCAGGCCGTCAAACTGGAAATTCCCGTCGAGTGCGTGCGGGAGAAGGATTGCTATCGGCCCTACGAGGTGAGGGTGAAGTTCGGTCGGAAGGACGACCGGGGGCGTTTCGTGCCGCTTTCACGCATCACCCTGATTCGATGGCGGAAGGCGGGCACGCTACCGTTCATCCAGCCCAATAGCCGGGTGGTGCTGTATCCCAAGGCGGCGGTGGATGCGCTACTGAAGCTTCGCGGGGAGGTCAAGAGCTTGTAAACTGCTATGAAACAAACGAATAACCCGCGAGTGAAGATGCTAGTTCGAGATTACCGCGCCATCACAGGCAAGATGAAAGATTTAGAGTCAAGGCTTGCTAAACTGAATACGCAACGCAGGGCGCTAGACCTAGAGATAAAGCAGTTCAAAGGGGTGCTTCAGAGCACTATTGACGAGCGCACAAAGCTAGGAATTGAAAGGCTTCAGGCTTCTATTTTGCGTGTAGAAGGGCTTACTTATGAGGAAATCGCGGCGAAAATGGGTCTTAGCAACGCTACGATGGCTAGAAATCGAGTCATTCAGTTTAACAAGCTGATACTTTGCGACAAGTTGATACTTCGCGGGGAGGTGAAACAGGCATGAGCAACCTCACCAACTACTCACCCACCGAGACTATCACGCTTCTCGAACAGGCGAACAGCGTCGCGATGATGCTCACCCAGCTTTGCCGGGTCGGCAAACCCCGAGTTTCCCGCATGAATGACGGTTGGCTATGCGCCGTCGATATGCACGTCTCTGCCGCTGGCACCGAGTTCAAGATCCGGTCAGAGTTCGATTGTGAAACAGCGTTCAAAGCCGCCCAACAATGCACCGAGCGCGTGGTTGCGACGTTGAAGCAGTGGGCATGATATGGCATAGGATACCATGCACGTTGAACTAGCCGACTTCGACTTTGGTGCCCTGGAGCGAGCCGCCTACGGCACCAATCCGGTGGCGTGGTTCGAGGTGTGGGGCCGCATCGAGGACAAGGAGGTCGGTTCAGACCCCGACAAGGCACCGAGGGCGAACTACCTGCAAGCGAAGGTCGGCGAGGCCATCGCGCTATGCCTAAAGATGAAGCGCCCGGTGCGCCTCATCCTTTACAAGCCTCGGCAGCAAGGGTGCTCAACCATCACCGTCGAGGTTCTCTATGTGCTTGGCCGGGTGGTGAAGATGAAGATCCTTGTCATTGGTGGGCAGGCATCGCAGACCGACAACCTTTGGAAAATTCTGCGCTACTACGGAGCAAAGGACCAGTTCGACTGGGGTAACACCTGGGATTGTAACGCCGAGCGGGCGTCATGCTCGAACGGCACCACCTGGGAGCGGGAGACGGCGGGCGACAAAGAGGCGGGTCGTTCAGGCAACTATCACGCCGTCATTGCCACCGAAGTCGCTCGCTGGCCTACGGATGGTGCCAAGAACGCTTCAGACGTGCTCAACTCGGTCCTGAACTGCGTCGGCGACGGCGAGGGCACCGTCGTTATCATGGAGTCCACCGCACAAGGACCGAAGGGAGAGTTTCCAAAGACCTGGGCGGGCGCTGTCACAATGGAGCAGTTCGCTGCGGGCAAGTTTGGCAACGGTTACATCAAGATCTTTGCGGGATGGTATCGCTTTCCGCGCTGCTGGACGAAGCTGGAGGCGGGAGAGACGGCGGAAACCCTGCGGCGGACCATCGCAGAGGCGAAGGACTCGAAAGCGCTGCGCATCTGGGACCAACTCAACCTGGAGCCCGAGCGCGTGAAGTGGTATCACGAAGCGCTCAACAAACCGGAGTGCGGTGGCGACACCATGAAGCGCGACCGGGAGTATCCCACGTTCGAAGAGGATGGTTTCAAAGCCTCCTCCCCTTCCCGGTTCAGCTTGGAGGCATTGGAGATACTGGAGGCGAAGGCGCTACCGAAACAGGAGGACATCATGTGGGCGACACTGCAGTTGCCACCGGAGGAACTGAACAAGGCCGACGTGCGTGACCGGAACTACCGACTGGCGATGCCCATGCCCTGCCCCCAGGATCAGGCAGAAGTGGCCATCATGGAGATGCCCATTGAAGGGGAGGCATACATCATCGGCACCGACAACGGCAAAGGCGAGAGTTACACCGAGGGCGGCGACACAGATCCCAACGCAATCGTGGTCTGGAAGCGGGGACGGTGGGGTGATCGTGGTTGGCAGGTTGGCGAGGTGGTCGCCAGTCTCGCACCCGAGACACGATGGGACCAGGACGTGCTCGCCGAGGTGGTCGCGCTTTTGTCCGGCGTCTATGGGTGCTGCATGGTGGTGCCGGAAGCGAACCGGGGTGAGATGCTGATTGCTGAGCTACGCAAGCGGGGCGTAATGCTGTTTGAGCGGGACCGCAAAAAGACCGAGGTGGAGCAGAGCAAAGAGACAAAGTTGTGGGGCTACAACACGACACCGGAAAGTAAGCGATACCTTACCGAGAACCTCGCGGCCAGGATTCGCCAGTGGAACACCGACGCGACCGGGATTCGCATCTGGTTCCAGTGGATCATCGACGAGTTGAGGACGTTCGTGCGACACAAGAACGGCACCGAAGGCGCCTTGAAGATCGCAGGCTGCCACGATGACTTTGTACTGGCCCTCGCAATCGCGGTGGCGTGTGAGGCATCGGCGACGGTTTACTACCGACCATTCCGCGTTGAGCGGATGCGCCGGGAGGGATTGCCGGGGAGCTACGACGGAGAGCAGAGGGAGGTGTGGTAGCACAAAAAACCCGCCCCCGGAGAAGCAGGGGCGGGCGATGTGACCGTAGCGATTGGTTGCGGCGGCTGGATTCGAACCAGCGACTTTCAGGTTATGGGCCTGCTGAGCTACCGGGCTGCTCTACACCGCAGAAATTACATTCACATTTTCAGACCATCGGCAGTGGGTTCAACCACTGTGTTGCTTGGGTCTTTGCTGTGCGGATAAGGGTTTGGGGCACCGATGTATTTCAGTGACATTCCTTGCCGCATGATGCAGCTTTCGAGGTCGCGAATGGAGAGGGTGTGCTGAGCAATCACCTCACCGCTATCAACACACCCGATGGGATGGCTCATTGCGCAGAGAAGGTGATGCTTGTGTTCCTTCATCCGTTGGAGCAAATCATCCGCCTCTTTGCGAAACTCCTTGGCTTTAATAATGGCTTCTTCTTTGGTCATGACAAGAAAAGGAGTGGTCGCTGAGTTGGCTATCGGGAGAACAAAAAAGACCCGCCAGAGCCTCGCGGCCTATGGCAACTCAGCGACCAAAGGGGTTATGCGCCGCCTTTGATGAGGCCGAGGGCGACCAGATCGGCGCGGAGCTTGTTGACCAACACGATGGACGCACGCACGTCGTCGCCGATCTTTTCAGCCTCAGCTTTGAGGGCGTTGAGGTCTGCGGCTGCTGCCGCAACGCCGTCCACGCTGGTGGCAGTGACGGCGGCTTGCGTTGCGCCGGAGGGCCGGAGGATGGGGTTAGCGCCGAAGAAGCCCAAGAGCTTAGCAACGGTGTTACCGACGATGGTTCCGCGCTTCCCGCGCTCGATGATGTGGATTGACATGGCTTTGAGGAGGTGAGGGCTGACTAGCAGAGGGTTCAAGCATATCATACCATGGGATGCAGACGCAAGAGGGAATTTTCAGGTGTCTGCCGCCTTCCATTCCTCGCCGTCGCTGTCGTCGGTCGGCTTCACGCCGGTCAACTCGCACGGGAGCGCCGTGAACGTGTTGCCCCCAGGTCCGCAATCCGCGACAACCAGCACGTCACGACTGCAAATCTCCCAGCCGGTGACCACGGCCCGCCCCAGGTTGGCGCGATGCCATACCAGCGCACCGAGCGGAAACTCTTCCGAGATCCGGCGCAGTTCGGCAATCAGGGCGTCGGAGATCATGCCCTTTCTTTGAATTTGCGGTGGTTTTCGTTCATCTTTACGCGCAGTCGCTTCATTTCTCTCAGGTTGAGCGCCCGCAACGCCGCAAACCACTGGTCGTTCAGCGTCGCGTCTCGCGCCAGGAAGTCCTTCAGCCTGTCCATGCCAAAAAAGCGCCGGTCAACCCAGCGGCTGAACCGGTTCAACTTGACCCTCATGCGAGGAGATAGCAGCCTCACCCCTCGCCCTCCCGCTTTGGCTCCGTCTCCGCCTGCTGCAAAATCTCCAGGAGCGTCTTGCGCAGCACCGGAGATCCCTGAATGCGCTCCAACAGCGTCTCCATGGTGGCGGGCTGCTGGAACGTGAGAATCTGCTGCCTCTCGACCGGTCTGCCAATCGTCCGGTCCAGGTAGTCCTTCAGCACGGCGAGCCTGATGTTGTGGTCAGGTGTTCGCAGCTCGTTACCGTGACGGTCCATGTAAACGCGATCCGCGTCCATGAGCCCTTTGTAGGCCGTCGCAATCTCCTCCTCCGAGAACACACCCTCAATGGCGCGTTGGAAGGTTTCGGCAAAGTTGTTGTGAGAGGGCCGAGGGATGATGCGGCCAGCCGTGGAAATCACCGGTCCTGCGTCATCACGCCGCGTGCGCAATGCCGCTTTTTCTTTGACTGCCCCTCCATCACTTTTTTTCATCAATTCAAAAGTTGGGGTTTGGGGTTTCCGCGTAGCAGGCTCGCTTTACCGCGTTTCTCTGCGCGTGGCGCGTCTTTTGCGCTTCCAAGGGTAATGATAGCGGAAATGGCATCGGTGACGTTGAGCGGCGTTTGTGCTTCATGGCAGGGAGTGAGGGGATGGGATGTTGTATCATAAAATATTACATGCTCAACACGAAATTAAAAACTGTCTGCGTAGCGGAGCGATAGCGAAGCGCTGTTTTTGTTGGGGTGTCCCTTTCCCCTGCACCCCTTACCCTGTACAACATTTACTCTTACGCTTTGTGTAAGAGTACATGACCGTGACCGTGGAAGACGCGCGCACGTAGCGATCGCTAAGCGATGGGGGGTCTGTTGGAAAATCAAGGGATTGCGGGCGAAATTATGGCAATTCAGTTCAATATTTTTGCAAAAAAATGACAAAAAAATCGTCAAAAAGTGCGCGGAATTGTGTTTTTGGGGGTGAAAAAAGGTATCGCTAAGCGACACGGTTAGCGAGTCGGTAAGCGATCAGTTAGCGAGGGTGGAGCGATGAAATTTAATGGTTTTGTTTTTTGCTGTTGCATGACGTGTAACTGTATCATACTTTAGGATGCTATCGGATAACAACAAACCAAGACCCGCGCTATGAACAAGAAAATCAAATCCATCTGCAACCGAGTCGAGCACGCGCTCCTCAATCCTGAAATCACCCGCGCTCAGGTGCGGACACTCGTCAAGGCCGCGCTCGCCGCAGAGGCTATCGACACCACTGAAGCTGCGGACATGAACCGTATTTTGGCGGATCGGACGATGTGCGCCGAAGACGCGTTGGACGAACTGCGCTCAACCCTGAATCAACTCGCTTAACCCAAACCCATACCGACATGAGCAAAAACGAAGAAATCCAAGCCTACCACGCTTTCATCCAAAGCCTCCCCGAGGCATCCTATATCCGTCCCTGGTTGGTGGAGATCGCGATGGAGGTTGAAACCATCATCCGCAACGATCACCCGATCATGCTGTCACCACGCAAAGCGGGACAGTTGGCGGAACAGTGCATCAAGAACGCCCAGTCAGAAGCCTCGAGTATCGTTAAACGTGCCGAGGACGACGCGGCCAGCCTTCGCTTCGCCGCCCATCAGTTCGGCATCAAGGTCCGCGCCGATGCTAAAGACGCTCTCCGTCGCATCGCTGACAACATCTAACCCTCACCCAATCCAACAACGCTATGGAAACAATTGAAGAAGCAAAAGCCGCCGTCGAACGGGGTCAAACCGTCCACTGGAAAACCAACGCCTACGCGCTCAAGAAGTATCCCCGTGGGGACTGGTGGGTCGTTTGCCTCAACGGGCACGTTGCGCCCATAAACGGCCACAAAGCAGAGGACTTTTACACCGCTGAAAGCCCTCTGGCCGTGAAGCAGTTCACGGCCACGATTGTCCGAGAGTACACCTCCGGACCATCGACCACTCTCGCCAAGGACGTGGATAACCAGATGGAACTGTACCGCAATGGCGATCGCGGCCGGATTGACTGGACGTGGGCAAATGACGGGTATGAGGAGATTGGATTGATCTTCGAGGATATGAGCGTCGTTGACTACGATGGCGTGTTCGAACTGCCACGGGAGGCGCGAATGCTGCTCATTGAGGCGGGATTCGATCTTGAACCAATCTGCTACGACAAGGAGGGCAACGATATCCCATGAGTGCTATTTTCGCCTCCTGCCTGCTCGTTGTGGGTCTGACCTTTGCTATCAAGGGCGCGATCTCCCTCCTCCTGTTCGCGGAAAGTAATGAGCAGGACGGCATTGTTATCGGCGCGACTGGTGCCGCCTTGGGGTTGCTCTGGACCCTCGCCTTGTAACTTTCATATCATACCATCCTATGTCTCCTCAACTCAACCTCTGTAAATTCGCGTCCGCTTTCGGTATGGCTCGGGAATCCGCCCGCTCATGCGCCCTTCGGGGCGACGTGGACGGTGCCCGCTTTTGGGCGAAGCACGCCCGCGCCGACTTCCGCCAGCTCTGCCAATTGGCTGGACTGGAGCCGCCGAAGCCGCATTTTAGATCGGATCAGTTTAGTTTTTGAACGCAATAGCTGTGGCACCGCCGACACAAGACTCCAACGAAGCAATAAAATGAGTGATACCCCAAAACTTCAACAGGCCGCAGATGGCGGTTGTCCACCAGCGACTTGTTCTGCCTACGTTGTGCGCGGCTATGCCCTCGTCCCTCATGAGGTGGAAATCTGGGTAGAGGCTGAATCTCCCCGGCAGGCGATGCAAAAAGCAAAGCGGATATTCGAGCGAGGCCCGAACCGTGGGCAGTGGATCGTCGGCAACAGCGAGGACATCTCTGCCGCCTATGACTTTGAGCCGAACGAAGCCAAACCGCCTATTGGGCAGAACAAAGAGTTGGCCGACAGGTAATCCTGTTCGGCCCAACGAGCGTTCGGCGCTACACTATCACCACGTGACCCATTATGGCTTTTTTTGTGGATTCCGGCTGAATCGCTTGTTTTTAATGGTTCGATTGAGCACCCGCTATGCTCCACCACTCCTTTTAGCCCGCCGTAACTGGCGGGCTTTTTTGTGCCCTCACGCCTTTTAATTGCTGGGATTGCGGCGGTTTATTCACTCATGTAACCCAATCACGTTTATTTTCACTATTTGT